ACTTTGCTCGTTGGGCTGATTTTACTGCTGGCTCAGAAATACCAGAATCAGAACGAGATGCAATCAACAATCAGCTTGAAGAAATAACTGAGTTTGTTTTTGAGATACTACAGAACTCAAACTTTGCACAAGAGGTTCATGAATCATTTATGGATTTGGCTGTTGGTACTGGTGTGCTTTTTGTTTCTGAAGGGGATGCTGTTAATCCAATTACTTTTTCTGCTATACCATTACCGCATGTAGTTCTTGATGTTGGTCCAAATGATAATATTGACCATGTATATAGAGAAAGAAATGTAAGGTATTCTGATTTGCATATTTTGTTTCCTGATATTGAGTTGCCACAAGAGTTGCAAAATTCAATGATGGCTAGTCCTGACCAAAAAACAAAACTGTTAGAAGTTGTTTGTAAAGATTATTCAAAGTTAAATGAAGATGCTTTTTTATATGTATGTATAGAAACAGCAACAAAGACAGTTCTTAAATCAGAATCATTAACTGGAACTGGAAGTAATCCATATATATGTTTTAGATGGAATACATGTTCTGGTGAGGTATATGGAAGAGGTCCATTATTCAATGCATTGAGTGCAATTAAGACTACTAATCTTACAGTAAAAGATATTCTTGAGAATGCTGCTATGGCAATAGCTGGTATATATCAAATGGATGATGATGGTGTTATAAACCCAGATACAATTAATCTTGTGCCAGGGACTGTCATACCAAAAGCACCAAATTCTCAAGGACTACAACCTATTCGACAAGCTGGTGATTTGAACTTTACTAATTTTATTTTGAGTGACATGCGTAATAATATTAAGAAAGCATTGTATAATGATATGCTTGGTAATCCAGATAGAACACCAGCTAGTGCAACTGAAGTTGCAGAAAGAATGGCAGACTTAAGTAGACGAATGGGTTCTGCTTTTGGAAGATTGCAAGCTGAAATGGTACAGCCAGTTTTAGCTCGTGTAGTATATATACTAAAGAAACAAGGTCGTATAGAACTGCCAACATTAAATGGCAGACAAATAAAAGTTAAGTCAATATCACCATTAGCACAGGCACAAGCAAACTCAGATATATCTGCTATAGCAAGATGGTTAGAATTAGTTGGAGGAGCATTTGGTCCACAAGTAGTTAATCTTTTGGTAAATAGTGAACAGACTGCTGCACATCTAGCTAAGAAGTTTGGTGTCCCTGATACGCTAATAAGAGATGTTGCTGAACGACAACAAATAGTTGCTGCTGCTCAACAGATGGCACAACAACAAATGCAACAACCACAACAAGCTATGGGTCAAGGAATGGAGGAAGCACCAAATGAACAAATCGCTGCAGAATGAAACAAAAGCAATCTCAAGTAGATTTGATGGATTCCCAAGAAGCAAGGATGATGAGGATACTATAAGCCTTAACATGCATGCTTTATTCAACTCACCAGTTGGAAAAGAAGTATTGAAATATTTACGCAGTATAACTATTGAAGCAGTTCATGGTTCAGCAGTAACTGATGAAGTTTTAAGACATGCAGAAGGTTCGAGGTTTATTGTAGGTGTTATTGAAAGACGAATAGCACATGGTGATAAAGTAGCAAGAGAGGATTAAAATGAGTGAAGACCAAACAACAGAAGAAAATGTTTCACGTGAAACAACAGTCGGACAACAAATAGAAACAAATAATACCCCTACAACCCCTACAACCTCTACAAGTGAATCAGCACCAACAGAGGAACAGAGTGTTGAATCTATGGGGGAAAGACCAGCGTGGTTGCCTGAGAAGTTTAAATCAGCAGAAGATATGGCAACCTCTTATTCACAACTTGAAGGTAAGTTAAGTCAGAAAGAAGAAGACATAAAATCACAAGTTATGAAAGACTTGGAAATAGAAGCATATAAAGACAGACCTGAGAAGAAAGGTGATTATATATTACCAGAAGGTATTGATGATGAGTTAGCAAGAAGTAATGAGTTGCTTGAGTGGTGGGCTGACCAATCATTCGAAAATGGATATAGCCAAGATGAGTTTGCTGAAGGCATTGAAATGTATAAAAAAGCAATGAATATTGGAATGTCTGACCCAGAAGCAGAAATGAAAACACTTGGTGACAATGCAAAAGAAAGAGTACAAGCAGTAGAACTATGGTCAAATAAGTTCTTTACACCAGAACAACATGCTGAGATTGCAACATTATGCTCAACAGCCGAAGGTGTTAAGGCTATGGAAACTGTTATTAATGCTCTGAAAGGTAGCCAGTCTATAGGTGATACTGCACCTACTGGTCAGCAAAATGAAGCTGGATTAAGAGAGATGATGAAAGATGAAAGATATTGGAGCATGACAAAGCGTGACCCAAACTATGTCCGTCAAGTAGAAGAAGGTTTCCAAAAACTATACAATAAATGACATACATTCAGAAAGGACAGTTTGAGTTCAGACCATGTAAACTTTCTGATGTAGACCATCTTGTTAATAATTTAAGGCTATCTGATATAAGAGAGTGTGCGTTAGTTGGTGCATCTCCAGAGATGGCACTTGCTGTTCCTTTTATGGAAGATGGTGCAAAGGGATTTACGATAACACATAAAGGTATTCCCATTGCTATGTGCGGTGTTACACCTCTCGATGATGTTATGCATGTTGGTAGAATATGGTTTCTTGGTACTAACTTAGTCGATAAATATATGCTGACTATTACCAAACACAGTAAATTAATACTTTCATTTCTTAAAATAGACTATGATTTTGTAGAAAACTTTGTACCACAAGACCAAATATCAACAATAAAATGGCTGGAAAGTATGGGATTTCATCAAGAAGAAGACCCATATTACTTTGATTCTGTACCCTTCATTAAACTTTTCTATTGCAATTTAGATAATTTTGAGCAAAGAATTAGTAAGTCAAGACCCACTATGCACTAAGTGACCCCTTGTGGACAATCATGTTGAGGTGCAAAACGGACAATCAGCGACGTAATTGAAACTTAACAATGGAGCTGAATAATGGCAAATACAATTGATACAGCCTTTATTAAACAGTTCGAGTCTGATGTTCACATGGCATATCAGCGTATGGGTTCTAAACTACGGAATACTGTGCGTACTGTTGGCAATGTAGCTGGAAACGTAGTTCGTTTTCAAAAGATTGGAACTGGTACTGCATCTACTAAATCGAGAAATGGTATGGTAACACCTATGGAGCTAACACATACAACTGTGGAAGCAACCATGAATGATTTCTATGCTGCCGAATATATCGACAAACTAGATGAACTTAAAACTAACATCGACGAAAGACAAGCAGTTGCAACGTCAGCAGCAGCAGCTCTTGGTCGAAAAACTGACGATATCCTGTATACAGCAATGGATGCTGGAGCTAACTCAACTCAAATACATGACACAAGTAGTGCTGTTGAAAAAGCAGACTTGTTGACATTGTTTGAAACTTTTGGTTCTGCAAACATTCCTGAGGATGGTGGTCGTTATCTTGCTATGCACCCAAAGGGATTTGCAGACTTATTCTTAATTAATGAGTTTGCATCATCTGATTTTGTTGGTGAGCAGAATCTACCATTCGCTGGTGGTATGACAATGAAGCAGTTTCTAGGCTTCAATATATTCTCTACCTCTGCAATTACTGCTGGTAAGAATATGGCTTATCATACTACTGCTGTAGGATTAGGCGTAAACTCTGATGTTTCCACAGAGATAAACTATATCCCTGAGAAAGCATCTCATCTTGCAACATCTATGATGTCAATGGGTGCTGTTGTTATTGATGACAATGGTATCTATGAAGTCTTAGATAATAATTAATAGGGGGTAATCATGGCTCTTGATATGAGTAAACTCACCAGATTAGCTGGTGGAAGTGGTGTCAACCTTTGGTATTATACATCTAATGACGCTTTATCTGTTGTGAGAGCAGCAAACTATTTTTCAACTGCTGATGCTACTGGTGGTGAAATGAATGGTCAGTCTGCTCTTGGGATGATGAACGAGGGTGATGTCATACTAATATGTGATGCTAATTCAACACATAAAACTTTATCTGCAACTGTTGTTAAATCCGTATCTGCTACAGCTATTGACTGTGGTGATGGTTCTGATTTAAGTACCGCAGATAGTGATTAAGGATAGGGGGAGCAATCCCCCTACTCTAATATGGCAGTAGTAAGTACCAAATCAGATACAGCAATTGACATTTGTAATAGAGGTTTAATCTTTATTGGAGCAGAACCTATTACATCTTTTGATGATGGAACAACTGAAGCAAGAGTTGCCGCAAACATTTATGAAGATGTAGTTCAGACATCTTTGACAAATGCTCGATGGAGATTTGCAACAAATCAAGAATCTCTAAATAGATTAACTGATGCACCAACAGCACGATTTGATTTAGCATATCAGCAACCAAATGATACCTTAATTATTCATGCAATAACAGTTAA